GACCGAACGGCTCATGCTGACGATCTGTGGAAGAGTGTCAGGATGGGCTACCCAGACCGCACGACTGCGGGAGCTTGGGAGCATCCTGGAGTACATCTTGTCGATGTTCTCCGCAACGATTGTTGTTGCCGCCTGACCGGTCTCCTTGGAAACTGTGACCAGAGCATCAGCATTGAGGATTCCGACTGGTTGTCCTCCGCCAATTCCATTTATAAAAGCGTCGTCCTCGAAATAGGAAAGTGCTTGCGGAAAAATTCGCAGAAGCAAGGCTTCCAACGAGATCGCCGAGTCTGCAAGAAGTTCATTTGCCGCACTGGTATATGCGGTCAACTTCTTGGCTGTCAGGGTTACACGCCCGAAGGACGGCTCGCTTGATGTATAGGAACCAGACTCAGGAGTCCAGTACCCACGAACCCCGCCGAACACATTGGTTGCGTGGGTCGTGTCCACTATGGTCGGAAGGCTCAGGTTCAATGAACTCATCGGCATCCTGAACGCCCGTGACCTTACCACTGAATCCTCCAGTGCTAATGAAAGCAACTGGGTTGTGAACGCATCAGGAACTAAGAATCCTCCCTGGTCCCCCTGTCCTTCTCCGAGTACCTTTAGCCTGGCATCAATCCCTCTGGAACCGATAGTTCCTGGAGCCATTGATGTCAGAAATTCCCCGAAGCTCTTGAATTGCCCGTCCATCGAAACCGCTTCCCGTTTGAGTGCGATTTCTGGATCAACACCTTCACCAGATGAAAATGCCTTTGATTGCATCGGCACTTCTTCTGTCATTGGCGGGCGAGAGATCGCCCCAGTATTGAACGCCTCGTCCATCTGGTCTTTCACCGTTGTGCCGACTTGCTCGGCAACCTTATGCTCGATGTACTCGTTGAGCTGATCTTCGTTGATTATGTCTTCCAGTTGTCTCTGGGTCTTGATATCACCTGTGGTCATTTCCTACCTCCGAATCTTGATTGAATTGCTTCCCTGAATTGTTCCCTGACAATGTCGTCGACAGGCTTGGTAGCCTCTTTCGGATGCGTATGCATAAAGGTATGCATCACCGCCCGAACATCCTCTTTGACGATCTCAGATATTTCCCTTGCAAATGCTTTCCTGTCCTCATCACTTATCCAGATCCTCTCGATGGCTTCTTCGGTTTCTTCAACTGCTTCGTCAGCCACTTCCCTGATCTCGTTATCGAAGTCACCCAGTACCTCGGTCACCAGGGTGTCCATCTCTGGATGTAACCCGATGCCCTTCAATGATTGAAGAGCCTCTGCATTACTGGGAACCGTTACCTGGGAAACCTCTAGCAACTCCTGACCCTGAAACTCGTAGGACATATTCCCGTGAGATTCTATGGTCTTGGCAGATGCCATATCAGGAACGAAACCAACACTGAACGCCGCCCTGCCCTTACTTGCCAGGACGAACCCCCAGTCGGCTTCCTGATTGCCCTGCTTCAGATAGTAGAGCGCATCACCGACCAGTTGCTTGCCCTCGATTCTCATATCAGTCCATTCCCCGATCTGGTTGGTTAACCCTCGGTAGTTATGGGATGAGAGCAGAATCGGATGAGCTTTGAAGTGATCCAGATCCCAGTGAGCCTGGCGTATTATATCGCCGTCACGATCCACCGATTCAGTAGAAACAACAGCAGAGATTCGCCCTGCCGCCTTGTCCAGTATCTTGATTTCTGTCGGTCGTACGAACTTGGTTCTGTGAGCCATTCCGCCCTCCCTGATTTGTGGTGCCACAGCGGGTTCAAATACAATCCCGTCCTGTGCAGAGCAATGTGAACGAGCGTCCGCACTTGTCCATTGCCCCTTGGGATATCGCAATGCCTGAAGTGTTGGGCTTCCATCGCTGATGCCCCAGATCGCATCAACTCTTTTCCCGTCGATGGTTTTCCAGTTGTTCTGCCTCCTGAAGTCCTCGAACTCCGAAGGTGAAACCAGGCGACAACTATGTTCTCCCGCAAACGGCATATTCAACTCCAAAAGTAAAAGCCCATTCGAGTCGATAGACTATAGGTGGCAGTCTTACCGCTCAAATGGGCTTCTGGGAGCCTCTGGGCTATTCAATTAGTCAAGACAATAGCACGACACCCTTTCACCTGTCAACACAATATATAAGCCCCCTCTGATGCACAGAGGGGGCTTATGCCATGCTCGTCAGGGCGATGTTATCTTAACTATGGTTAGGGTACAATCTGTCTCGCCTTGCGGTGTTACGAAAAGCACTCTCCCTGATATCTTCAGTGACATAGTAGCCACCTAATCCTTCAATATGTTGCGGCCATCGGTCTGCGCATAGATTCCACATTTCAAGAGTTTGTTCCTCAACTTTTTTCCTTGCAGCTTCCTTGCTATCAGCCTCAACAACCTCGATCTCTACCATAACCGTATATGTAGGCATCATTTCACTCCTTCGTTGTTTAGTTTTGGCTATCGCCGACTCGTTAGAGTTTCGGGAGGGGTGCCGCCCCTCCCATCATCAGGGCGATTGTTATACTTGGTAAGCAAAGCCCTCTGGCAATGGCTCATTGAAAAATTCCTCGTCATAATCGTGGTCGATGCCATCGACAATCATGATGGGGTTCTTTATCTTTAGTTCGGCGGCAATGTCGAAAGCGTTGCGGGCTACTTCGTTGGCGTTGATTTCTACCTCTGCGAATAACTCCTGGGCTATTTCGAAGATTTCCTGCTCGGTGGTTGTGATTTTCATTTGGTTGCTCCTTCGTTGGTGTTTCTTACCTTGTACAAGGTAATTGTATAGACTTGTACGGTGTTTGTAAAGCATGAATACCAACAATTCCACGCCTAAAACCCCCCAATTTGAAAATTGAGGGGTCATTTTCGTGGAATTCAGATGTTTATTCTGGAATTGTTACGCGGTTCTTTCCGCCTTGCAGTGTCTGCACATAATCCTCGTGCCTGTTACTACCTGGCGACCGAGCAATCTATTGCAACCCACGCATCGAAAGTCTTCAATCCTGGAGATGGATTGCTGTATAAGTTCAGAGGATAGCGGGCTGACCACGGTTGCCTCGTCCTCGCTGAGAGCCTTCGTACGATACCTCACCACGCAGCGGCAGTTCGGGTGAGCGGGAACTGTATCGTGACCTGACGGGAATGGGTCGGCTATTGCGAGCCATCCCGCAGCTTCATTCTCAAGACATACGTCGTCTATATCCCCAGAAGTCGTCCATCGTTTCTCATCCCTGCCCTGGGCTATAGCTGCGCCCTTCTGACCTTGCCCCAGTGCGAACGCTGTTTCGGTACGTGCAACCACCCTCGCCCTCTGTTTGCTGAAGATATAATCGTCCCTGATCTGTTTCGTTGTGTTCTGGACGGATGCACCTTCCAGAACATTCGCCGAAACGATATCCCTGACCCTCTGGCGGGTAACCTCCTCGACCCCAACTATCAAATCGGCGGCTTTCGTTTTCGCCCATAGTGCCGCCCGTTGCTGAACGCTTTCGAATGGTATCCCTGGCATCTCCAGAACAAATGCCGAAGAATATGCCTTGGTCAGTTCCTCGACGATCTCGTCCTCGTACTTGGCAATCCATCTCCATTCGTATCCATCAACGTCAGACCCTTCCAGTTTTGTGATCAGATCCATCAGCTAACCTCTTCCAGATATTTAATCAGGTTATTCCGTTCTTGCCTCAATCGCCCTTCCCACTTGGTTTCCATCTGGTCTTCTTCTTCGTTGATTTCGTCGTCCCTGATATCGCTCGCCGCCTTGGAAACCACCTCTTCAACCGCAAGACCTAACAATCCGCCACCGCCAGACGGGGCGAGGTATTCATTGCCGCCCTCATCGGCTTCGCCGTATCCCAACAACCCACGGGATTCATTGCGTGTCAGGAAACCCCCCTTATATCCACGTTCTGCGATATTCAGGTGCAACTCCCGATTCTCTGGGGTCGGATCGACATAATCAAGGAACAGGGTTTTATCCATCATATGCACCAGGCGTTCATTCAGGGCTTGCTTGATGCGTTCCAACCGTGGCTTCAATATCCATCGTCCGAACAGGACATCCCCCGCTTCGGCGTTAGCTCGGTTCACTGATTCGGTTACTCCCATAACCGAAGCCGGAACCCCGAAAGCTCCAAAGATAATGTCACGGTTGACCCGTCTTAAATCGTTCATCTGCATGTCACGTTGTGAGAACTTTCTGTCGACCCAGGTGCCTCTTTCCAATATCGCAACTCGGTGACTGTTGGCG